AGGGTAGAACGTGTACATAAAGCTGGTATGCGTGATCCTTATTGGAAAGAAAGAAGGCAGCATCAAATTGTACCTGATAAAAAGAAACAGGCCAGTAAAAGAAAGTGTAGACATAATGTTTATTATAGTACAGATTCATAATGGTGCTAAACCTTCTTGTCTAGAAAATTTACATCCATTACCTAATGCTTATGGGAATGCTGTAGAAACATTTAAAACAAAAGAGGAAGCACATAAATTATTAGAACTGCTATGGGATATTGATGTAGAGGAACAGCAAGAAAATAATATTCAGGTTTGGAGGATACACTAATGAATACTCTTATAGAATATTATTACTTTCATAATTTAACTGACATACTGATATATCTTATTGAAAAGATTGTTAAATCTTTAATATAGGAGATAGCTATGAACTTAATTAATGTCATTCATTTGTTACAAGAAACACAAACTAAGATTAAAATTGTTTATGGTAATACTAAGAGTACACAAAATACAGCTTATATAAAAACATTACAAACAGAAAGTATTAAAACTTTAGACAAACTAATAGAAGATTTAACGGCAATACAAAAAGAAAGAGTAGGATTGGAGATAGGAGCATGGCGTACTTAAAGTATATAGTACTAACAATACTTATTCTATTTTCTTCTACAGTTTATGCTGAAGAAAAAGATGAACTCAAATGTTTAGTCGAAGCTGTTTATCATGAAGCTAGATCAGAATCTTTTGTAGGACAATTGGCAGTTGCAAATGTTATAATTGAGAGAACAACTTTACAACAGTATCCAGATACTATTTGTGGAGTTGTTCATGCAGGACACAGATGGAAAGGTAACATAATTAAAAACAGGTGTGCTTTTAGTTACTTCTGTGATGGTAAAAAAGAATGGAAAACTATTGATAAGAAAGCTTTAGATGAAGCATACACAGTATCTCATCTTGCTTTAGAAGGTGTTGCAGTAATGTCTACACTAGGAGCAACCCATTATCATGCTAGCTATGTGTTTCCTGATTGGTCTGCAAACATGCTTAGATTAGAACAAATAGGAACACATATTTTTTATCTTGACTAGAGCTTTAAAATATGATATCATTCGTTTTGAAATGAGGTAGACATGGGAAGAATGAAAGATTACTTATTTACTTTTGGTTTTATAAATCAGTACGGAGAATATGACATGGGACAAACAGAAGATTTATTAAGAGAGAATATGATATTACAAAAAAATATTAAAGATTTACAAGGACAACTTAATCAAGCACATCAAAGAATAAAACATTTAGTAAGTAATGAATGGTCAAATCAAACACCTGATCATTCTTCTTTACAGGAAGTTGTTAATCCTAAACAGATGGATTTAAAATTAAATGAATAAAGAAAAAGAACCCTGTCAAGTATTTGATTTTGTTTCTATTAAAGAATCAATAGATGAAAAGAAAAATAATTATACTATTGAAATATCGGAGGAAGAATGGGAAGATTGTGTACATGTTTTATTTTTGTTTATGGCAGAGAATGGTTATGATCCCAATAAACAAGAAGATATTATAGAGTTTGTTAAAGATTATTTTCCTGACTTACCAACTAATGATAATGATAACGAGGAATAAAAGATGACTAAGAATTTATGGGAGAAAGAAGAACGTCAAGTATTTCGATCTCTTACAAGACAGTATAAGCAAGAAGGTTATGATGTTAAAGAAGCCAAGAAGTTAGCTAGAGAAGAAACAAATGAAATCATGAGTGATAAGATTGAGTTTGCTGAAACCTTATATGAACAGGCACTTGAAGATTTTGATTGATGAACTAATAGATAAAATTATTTTACTTCGTTCTTTGAAGTACGATATTTCTTTTAAATATAATAAAAAGAAAGGAGGAATGCTTTGTGTTTATGACTCTGGTAAAGTGGTTTGGATATACCCTTACATATCTACGCCTACAAAGTCTTACGCTAGAAAAATACTTACTAATTATTTTGGTAACTCTATTATTAGGAATTAATTATGTCTGGTAAATGGCTAGAACGAGGAGAGTGTCCTGAATGTGGATCGAGTGATGCTAATGTAAGTCACTCTGATGGTTATTCACATTGTTTTTCTTGCAATACACACTTTAATGAAAAGGATGAACAAGTGGTAGTTCCCATGCAAAATAAGAGAGATGGTTTTTCTGTAGGAGAATTAAAAGGAATTGATGACAGAAAGATTAGTGCAACTACATGTAAAAAATATAATACATTTGTTAAAACATCAGGAGCAACTGTTACGCATCATATCTATCAGTATTATAATGATAAAGGAGAATTTACTGGTAATAAAGTTAAGCAAGTTGAAGGTAAAAAGTTTTGGTCTGAAGGTGACATTCAAAGTGCAGGATTGTTTGGACAAAATATATTTACACCTAGAGGAAAGTATGTAACTGTTTGTGAAGGTGAGCTAGATGCTATGTCCGCTTATGAATTACTAGGTTCTAAGTGGCCTTCAGTATCTGTAAAGTCTGGAGCGCAAGCTGCTCTACGTGATTGTAAAAAAGCTTTTGAATATCTTAATAGTTTTGATAATGTAGTTCTATGTTTTGATTCTGATAAACCTGGACGCGAAGCAGCAGAGAAGGTAGCTCAATTGTTTGAGCCTAACAAATGTCGTATCATTCATCTTGAATATAAAGATGCTAATGAATATCTCAAGATGAATAAACGCAAGAAGTTTACAGAAGAATGGTGGAATGCTAAACCATTTACACCAGCAGGTATTATTAATCTAGATTCTTTACAAGATTCTCTGTATGATGAAGCTCATTTTGAGACTTGTCTTTATCCTTGGTCAGGTCTTAATGAAAAGACTTACGGAATGCGGACAGGAGAGCTAGTAACATTTACTAGCGGTGCTGGCATGGGTAAGTCTTCTATTATCAGAGAACTTATGTATCACTTGTTAAAGAATACAGAGGATAACATTGGTGTACTGGCTATGGAAGAAAGCATTCGCACAACAGCTTTCAATATCATGTCAGTAGAAGCTAATGCTAGATTATATATTAAAGAAATACGAGATCAGTTTGATAAGAAAGATTTAATTAAGTTTCAGAAAAATACTATTGGGACAGGAAGGTTCTTTGCCTTTGATCACTTTGGCTCGATAGGTAATGATGAAATATTAAATCGTGTTAGGTTTATGGCAAAGGCATTGGAGTGTCGATGGATTGTGCTTGATCACTTGTCTATCCTGGTATCAGGTCAGGAAGAATTTGGTGATGAGCGTAAGTCTATTGATGTTCTCATGACTAAGCTTCGTAGTCTGGTAGAAGAAACAGGATGTGGATTATTATTGGTATCCCATTTACGTAGACCATCAGGTGATGTTGGTCATGAGAATGGAAAAGAAATTACCTTGTCACACCTGAGAGGAAGTGCTAGTATTGCACATCTAAGTGATAGTGTTATTGGTTTGGAAAGGAACCAGCAAGCAACAGATGAAGTTGAATCTAATACAACTGTTATTCGTATATTAAAGAACAGATATACAGGTGATACTGGTATTGCTAGTTATTTATTTTACGACAGAGAAACAGGAAGGCTTAATCAGATTGATAATCCTTTTGATGCTGATACAGAAACAGATGAGGAGACTCCTTTTTAATGTCTGATTGTATAGTAGATATCGAAACAGACGGATTAGATGCTACTAAGCTACACTGCATAGTAGCTAAAGATACAGAGACTAAAGAAGTCTTTACTTGGCAAGAAGAGGAGTGTAAAAAGTTTCCTCTTTGGGCTAAAAAATATAATAAACTTATTATGCATAATGGAATTAACTTTGATGGTTTCTGGTTAAACAAATTATTAAATATGAATATACAGCTTAATCAAATTGAAGATACTCTTATTATGTCACAACTGTATAATCCTATACGACCTGAAGGACATTCATTAAAAGCATGGGGCGATAAACTACAAATGCCTAAAGGTGATGTTGAAAGCTTTGAATATTATTCACCTGAAATGCTTGAGTATTGTAAACAAGATACTAATATTACTTATAAATTGTATGATGTATTAAAAGAAGAAGGTAAAAGATTTTCTAATAAATCTAAACAACTAGAATATAAAGTACGTGCTATCATTGATCAGCAAGAACGTAATGGCTTTGCTTTTAATATAAGAAAAGGTCAGACGCTTTTAGCTACACTTGAAGATGAAGCAAATGAATTAATTGATACTGCACAAGAAATGGTTCCACCTACTAAGGTAGAATTAAAAACAAAAACTAAATACATTCCGTTTAATATTGGTTCTCGCCAACAGATTGCTACTGTTTTACAAGATAGAGGATGGGAACCAGAACTATATACAGAGAAAGGAAACATAATAGTTAATGATGAAGTTTTATCTAAGATTGACATGGACGAGGCTAGAATGTTCAGTCGCTATCTTTTATTACAGAAGCGTATAGCCCAGATTCGATCTTGGATAGAGAAGTGTGGGGATGAAGGCAGAGTTCATGGAAAAGTAATGACACTCAAAACAATCACAGGGAGAATGGCACATAACAATCCTAATATGGCGCAAGTGCCAGCTTCGTACTCTCCCTATGGTACTGAGTGTCGTGAGCTTTGGACCGTTAGTAATCCCCACACTCATAAGTTAGTAGGCACAGATGCTTCAGGTCTTGAACTACGTGTCTTAGCTTCTTATATGAAAGATCAAGCTTTCATTGATGAAGTTGTTAATGGTGATGTTCATACAGCAAACATGAAGATGGCTGGCTTAGAGGAAAGATCACAAGCCAAGACATTTATTTATGCTTTGATGTATGGTGCAGGTCCAGCAAAGATTGGGTCTGTTGTTGGTGGCTCTGCTAAAGAAGGACAAGAACTTACTGATCGTTTTCTAAAGAACATGCCTAAACTACGTAACCTTCGTAATCAAGTTACAGAAGCTGCTGAATCAGGTTTAATTAAAGGACTTGATGGTAGACTATTACACATACGAAACTCATTCTCTGCTTTGAATACTCTTATTCAAGGTGCAGGTGCAGTAGTATGTAAACAATGGCTTGTACACATGATGGCTGAAGTGTATGCTTCAGGGCTTGATGTTAAATTAGTAGGGAGCATTCATGATGAATATCAATTTGAAGTAGTTAATCAAGATGTTAAAAGATTTACAGAGATTACTAAATATGCTATGACTAAGACAGCAAAAACTTTAAACTTGAACTGTCCTTTGGATAGTGAACATAAGGTAGGAACCACATGGCTACAAACACACTAAAAAAATATTCAGATAGTTTTAAACATGGAACAAAAAGTGAAGAAGCATTTGCAAACGCAGCACGAAAAGAAAATTTTATAGTTCGAAAAGCAACTAAAGATCAAGATATGAAAGAGCATATTGATTTCTTTTTAGAACAAGATCATTTTCAATTTAGTGTAGATGTTAAAGCTAGAAAAAAAGCAAGTAGGTATGATAATACATTTGATGATGTATGGCAATGGATTGAATTTAAAAATATACGTGGCAATCCTGGTTGGCTATATGGGAACGCTGACTACATAGCTTTTGAACGAGAAAAAGATTTTGTTTTAGCTAACAGAGAAGAATTGAAAAACTTTTGTGAAGAAAAAGTTGATCAAGATGATAGAGTATATTCATCTAGAGAAGCTAAATATAAATGCTATCAAAGAAAGGGTAACAAGGATTTGATTACTAGAATACGAATGGTAGATATAAATAATTTAGGAGAAAATATGATCTTGGAAAAATAACTGTTGACACCTAATACTATTTCATGTATAATTCGTTTTGAAATCAGGCAGAAATATCTGCTAACACATAAGGAGAAAATACTATGGGTGTAATTAATGGTACGGCTTATTGGGCTTCGATCACCACACCAAACACCACCTTTAATGAAGATGGTGAATGGAAGATTGATGTAGGTAACCTTTCGGAGTCCACTATTGCAAACTTAGTTGCCGATGGTCTTGAGGATCGTATTAAAAATAAAGATGATGAGCGTGGAGACTTTATTAGCCTGAAGCGTCAAGTAAAGAATCGTCGTACAGGACAGGCTAATTCTGCTCCTGATGTATTGGATGCACAAAAGCGTCCAATAATTAATACCCTGGTAGGTAATGGGTCTGTTGTAAATGTTCTGTATCGTCCATATGATTGGACATATCAGAAGCGTAAGGGACGTTCTGCTTCTCTTGAGGCAGTTCAAGTTGTTGACCTTGTTCCTTATGGTGGCGCTGCATCAGATGCGTTTGATGTAGTTGATGAAGGCTTCTCCTCGATGGATGAGGAAACTATTCCTCTTTCATCCTAACTAGGGAGGGGGAACTCTGGGTAACTAGGGTTCCCCCTATTTTTTATGAAATCAATAGATACATTAGTGAATGATATTTATTCCTTGTTTGAATCTTCTGTTCCTGACATGTCAGATGAAGAGGTAGATAGTATTATTAGTAAGTTTGGAGACTCTGTAGCAGTACATCTTAAAAAGTTTATCTATGAAGAAGAGCGTCGAAGAGACTCTCTTAGACTATCTGCTATAGGTAAACCTGAACGGCAACAATGGTATTCTGCTTCACCTCATTCGAATGTTAAGGAAACAATAGAGCTTCAAGGAAAGGATAAGATTAAATTTTTATATGGTTATATTTTAGAAGAGTTGCTCCTTACTTTATCTTCCTTAGCAGGACATGAAGTTTCTGATGAGCAGAAGGAAGTTCAGATAGAAGGAATTAAAGGACATCAGGATGCTATTATTGATGATGTTCTTGTTGATTGTAAATCAGCATCAGGTAAAGGATTTGATAAGTTTAAAAATAATTATGTATCTGTTGATGATCCTTTTGGTTATATCGCACAGATATCTTCTTATGCAGAAGCTAATGGTTTAGATCAAGCTGCTTTCTTGGCTATCAATAAACAAACAGGAGAGATATGTTTATCTAAAGTTCACTCAATGGAAATGATTAATGCTAAAGAACGTGTTAAATATATTAAAGATGTGGTTAATCAATCTACTCCACCAGCTAAGTGCTATCCTGATGTTCCTGATGGTAAGTCTGGGAACCGCAAGCTGGATATTGGTTGCATATACTGTGATTATAAGCGTGATTGTTGGAAGGATGCTAATAATGGTCAAGGATTACGTGTGTTTGATTATGCAACAAACCCTCGGTATCTTACACAAGTTTCTAAGATACCTAACGTAGAAGAAATTCTGGATTGGTAATGCACTGGAAATTTTTAGGTAAACCTGACATTGAAAACAAGTTTGGATTTGTTTACATCATTACAAATAAAAAAACAGGTAAAGCTTATATAGGATGTAAACAATATTGGCATTATAAGAAAGGAAAAAAAGATAAACAATCCAATTGGAAAGTTTACAAAGGTTCTTCTAAATCATTAACAGAAGATATAAAAAAATTAGGTAAAAGAAATTTTAAATTTGAAATGCTGGCTGAGTATAAAAATAAAAGAAGCTTGAGATATTATGAATGTTATTATCAAATGAAATATAATGTGTTAGCTTCTGTATTAGAAGGAACAGATGAGCCAGCATTTTATAACAATTATGTAGGAGGTAAATGGTATAGACCAGTAGAAAGTTATGAATCAGAATTATAGAAACATTATTAATAATTTAACATCTATAACTAATGAATCTATCTTCACTGATACTCAAAATAGTGAGTATCATTCTTTATTTATGGGTGTTATTCTTAGAGCTTTGTTGGATGTTACTAAACCAGTAACTCTGCATGAACATACTCATATTAAGATTGATAGAAATGCTGCTCGATCCTGGTTCTTTACTTGTTCTGGAGTAACATGTGAAAACTTTGAATATATTTGTGATATTGCTGGTATCAATCCAATAGCTATGAGAGCTATCGCTTATAAAACATTACAACGAGAGGATATTGATGACGTTAGAAAACAAATCAACTCTTTTTTTAACCAGTCCTCCATCTACTATGAAGGATGATGTAGTCAATAGCCCAAAGCATTACCGAATGCAGGGCGTTGAAGCAATAGATATTATGGAAATGTCTATGACTGAAGAAGAATTCCAAGGATATCTAAAAGGTAATATACTAAAATATTTAATTCGATATAAACATAAAAGCAAACCGAAAGAAGATTTGCAAAAAGCACAATGGTACATTGAGAAACTTATTAATAAAATATAGAGGAGAATACACTATGGAGCAGATAACTTTACCTACAAATTACCAATCGTTTATTCATATGTCACGCTATTCTAGATGGCTTGAAGATGAACAGCGTAGAGAAACCTGGGAAGAAACGATTGATAGGTATCTTTCATTTATGGTAGAGCATTTGAAAGATAATTATTCTTATGATTTATTTGGTAAAGAGTTATCTGAAATACGAAATGGTATGTTACGTCTAGAAGTACTTGGATCAATGAGAGCATTAATGACTGCTGGTCCTGCATTAAATCGAGAGAATATTGCAGGATATAATTGTTCCTATCTTCCTATAGATTCTCCTCGATCTTTTGATGAATGTCTTTATATTCTTATGAATGGTACAGGTGTAGGGTTCTCAGTTGAACGTCAGTATATTACTAAACTACCTACAATTCTTGATCAACCTTTTGAACAAACAGATGATGTTGTTTCAGTAGCAGATTCTAAAGAAGGCTGGGCTAGAGGATTACGCGATCTAATATCATTGTTGTATACAAATAGAATACCTAAGATTGATACTAGTAAAGTACGTCTTGCTGGAGAACGATTAAAAATATTCGGAGGTCGTGCTTCTGGTCCTAAACCTTTAGAAGAATTGTTTGATTTTACTATTCAAACTTTTAAGAAAGCCCAAGGGCGTAAGCTTACATCTATTGAATGTCATGATATTATGTGTAAGATCGGTCAGGTTGTTGTAGTAGGTGGAGTCAGAAGGTCTGCTTTAATATCTTTATCTAATTTAACAGATGAACGAATGCGGATGGCAAAGAGTGGTGATTGGTGGGTAGATAATCAACAACGTGCCTTGGCTAACAATTCTGTTTGTTATACAGAGAAGCCTGACATGGGTATCTTTATGCGAGAATGGTTATCTTTATATGAAAGTAAGAGTGGAGAGCGAGGTATTTTTAATCGAGTATCTGCTCAAGATAAAGCAGGGTCTAATAGTAGACGCGATGGCAACGTTGATTTCGGAACTAATCCTTGTTGTGAAATCATTCTTAGACCGTATCAATTTTGTAATCTATCTGAAGTTATATGTAGAGCAGATGATACGATTGATACTTTAAAAAATAAAATTAAGTTAGCAACAATTCTTGGAACTTTTCAAGCTACTCTTACTAACTTTGGTTATATTCGTAAGCGTTGGAAAACTACTACAGAAGATGAACGTCTGCTAGGTGTATCACTGACAGGGATCATGGACTGTCCCGCTGTGTACAACGCAACACCAGAGGCACTACAACAGTTGAGAGATGTAGCTGTTAAGACTAATAAGAAACTGTCAGAAAAGATAGGCATTAAACAAAGTGCTGCTGTTACTTGTGTTAAACCTTCTGGTACTGTGTCTCAGCTTGTCGATGCTGCTTCTGGTATACATGCTAGACATAATCCATTCTTTATTAGAACAGTTAGAGGAGATAATAAAGACCCTTTAACAATGTTTATGAGAGACAAAGGCATTCCTTCTGAGCCAGACTTCACAGCACCTGATAGTGTAACTGTCTTTTCTTTTCCAATGAAGAGTCCAACCAATGCAATATGTCGTAATGATATGTCAGCAATTGAACAGCTTGAGTTATGGTTAAAGATTGCTGATAATTATTGTGAACATAAGCCATCTGTTACAATATCAGTTAAAGAACATGAGTGGTTACAAGTAGGTTCTTGGTGTTGGGATCATTTTAATTCTCTTTCTGGAATTTCATTCTTACCTTTTTCTGATCATTCTTATCAGCAAGCTCCCTACCAAGATATTGATGAACAAAACTATAGAATGTTTTTAAAAGACATGCCACCTTTTATAGATTGGACTGAATTACAAGAGTATGAAAAAGGAGATACTACTACTGGATCACAAGAACTTTCTTGTTCAGGTGGTATGTGTGAGATAGTAGATATTGGAGGATAAAAGTATGTATATAATAGTTATTCTAATGTTTCTTTTGGACCCCGCTGCGGACGATGCTTTGGAGGTAGAGTTTAAGAATGGCAAAGTTCTGGAGTTTAAAAAGATAGAGCAATGTTATGAACACATATATAGTAATTTTGCAGAACTCAGAGCATTTGCACATTCTCAGTTTGGTCCTGCAACCCCTATTAAAAGTATCAATTGTTTTAAAAAAAATGTAGGAGCATGAGATGTATTGGGTGTTGATTAATGATCTTAAAACATATCGAGAAGTTGTACCTAAAAAAGATGAACATATATTGGAAGCTATTGATTTATTGTTACGTTATTTACATGGTAATGTGGATGAACCTGTAGAAGAATTTCCTGATTCAGGTTTTACCGATGACTTTGGAGTTCATATGGAATAATATAAAGAGGAGTAAATAATATTATGACAAAAAAAATACCTGGATATTTAGGAGGTACTCCAACAGAAGTACATGAATTTACTTTTTATATTAAAAACTTTTTTAAAAGAATTAAAATATTTTTAAAATGAAAGTAACTTTAATAGATCATATGGGTTCAGACCTGACAGTGGTGAATGCTGCCAGAGTTTCTTTTAATAA